TCCAACTCATCACGTGCTGTCATGCTGTAAATTGGAAGTTCACCACTACCGCTTTTTTCCATAGGATTAACATCATAGTACTTGCCTTTGCTGGGCAAAGCAAGATAAATTTTTGGTTGACGTTTGTATTTGCTTAAAACGCTTTGATTATCCATGGTTGTTATCCTCTATAAATAGTATTATGCTTTAATTTAGCAAATGTATTTATATACGTATATTATGGAGATTTTTAGATCATGGCAGTAAGAGGTCAAATAGGAGATGCAGACGTTGTATTGGAAAATGCGGCGGAACAAGCAACCCTTGAAGCCATTTTAAAAGCGATTGACAGGAACGCCGATCAGGGCGGAGACGGTATTCTTGGCAAAGCAACAAAAAACATTATTAAAACTTCGTTTAATCCTCTAGGACTAGCCATGAAGGGTGTTACCGGCAGTTTTACACTGCTAGGTAAAGCACTAGGCATTGTTACAAGTCTTGCAGGTGGATTAGTAAAAGCCGGTTCCGGACTTACTGTATTAAGCACCAACATAGTACAAACACAAAATACTATTACCGACTTTACTAAAATTATTAAAGAAAGTGGAATTAACTTTTTAGGTCTTGGTGATGCGTTACATGCTATAACAGAATTATTGTACAAAGATTATCAGGTATTCCAACAGTTATCGTCGTCGGGTATTGCATTTGGTGACAGGATGGGAACATTGGCGGCGCAAGCGGCTTCCGCTGGTATTGACATCAACCAAATGGCTGGTTTACTAGCAAAAAACAGTGAACAACTTGCAATGATGGGAACTGCAACACGAGGTGCAACACTAGCACTAGGAATGCAAGAACAGGCATTTGATAAAAATGCTGAAATGCTTGAAAGATTTGGAATAAGTTATGCGGAGCAAAGCGAACAATTTTTTGATTTTGTTGGTCAAAATGCGATTGCATTTAGAAGAGACAGAATTTCTAGAGAACAAATAATTGAGCAAAGCGACGACTATGCAAAAGGATTGCGTAGACTTTCTGAATTAACTGGTATACAAGCGGATCAAATTAAAGAAGGTATAGACAAGGCCAACATGAACAAGGCCTTTGAAAACTTTATTTCTGGCATGGATGGCGAAACAGCCAACAGAATGAGATCTATCATTGGCACGGCGCAAGCGGCATTCGGTGACAGCGGTAGAGAAGCCGCAATGGCAATGATGATGGGTGTAGCACCTGTAACCGAAGGTGCACAAAATCTAACAGCAATGATGCCTGGATTTAATCAGCAGTTTGCAATGATGACTAACCAGGCTAAAAACTTTAACGGTTCGTTGGATGACTTTAATAAAATGACATTAGGGTCAATGAATCAATTTGCAAATGCTAATCGTGCTTTTGCTGATGCAAACAGTTCATACTTTGGAACATTGGCATTGATGGGAGATCCATACGGTCAGGCTGGTAGCGACATTGTGGGATTTGTTAACAGATTTGGCGGTTCAATGGAAGAAGTGGAAAGCCGAATGGGTAAAACAGATGCTATTGCTGATGCTATGATTAGTTTTAATAAAGCCGTTGCGGATGTTAGAGAAGCGTTGGGTAACTTGTTCAAAGAAGTATTCAAAAGCGGTACATTTACCGACGCCATGAAAAAATTTGCTAAGACCATTAGAGAAAATACTCCTGCGATGGTAGAAGCAATTGATGGTATTATAGAAAAAATTAAAAAGTACAATCCATTTGACAAAGAAGGCAGACAGAATATAATAAACGACGCCAAACAGATGTGGGAAGATTTCAAAACATGGTTGCAAAATTGGTGGGAAACCGATGGAAAACAAATGTTAGACAAAATTGGTACTACTATTTCTGATCAAATCAATAAAGGATTTAATCAACAGAACGGGTTGATGACTGAGTTTTCAGGAAATCTGGGATTAACCGGCGGCTCTGACAGACAAATAAAAGAAATTGTAGAAAAACTTAAGGCAGGTACTGCTTCTGATGAGGAAAGAGATCAACTAATTTTGTGGTTTAGAGAACAAAAACGTGCCGGAATGTACGAAGAAGGAGGTTTTTGGAACACGCTTTCCGCAGGATTTGCTAGTATTACAGGAAAAGGTTTAATGCTGGATTATCTAGAAGACCTAACTGGTTCTGGAAGATGGTTCAAAGACGACCAAGACTTGCTCAACATGTTTGACGAGATATTGGATGATCGTATGAACAGAGTTGATCAAAGACACTTTGGTACAAAAGCGGCAACCGGAAAAGTAGTCGAACCTGCAAACGCACTGGTTAAGATTCGTAAAGATGAAAGAGTTTTAAGTCCACCAGAAGCGGCCAAATACAATGCTAATGAAGCAAGTGCTTCCTCGTCTGGTTCAGCCAATTTGGTTAATAAGGTGGTTGACAGCAACCGCGATAGTAGTGTAAAATTAGATAATACGTTAAATATGCTTATAGCAAAGATGACAGAACAAAATAATTTGACACGCCAAGTAATAAGTGCTGTTGAAAATGTTTAGGAAAATTAAATGAGTTGGAAAAAATACTTTCAGGAATACCAACCAGAAGACACTTCGGGAAGAAATAGTCCTGTATCTGGTGTAGGGCAAACAGGTCCTGCCAGAACAAACTATTCATCATATCTACCTGATGTGTATTCTGGACATCCAAATAGAATTGAAAGATACGGTCAGTATGAAACAATGGACGCTGACAGTGAAGTCAATGCCGCTTTGGATATTCTTGCAGAATTTTGTACACAAGAAAACACAGAAAACAAAACACCATTCCAACTTTTCTTTAAACAACAAGCAACAAGTTCTGAAACAAAAATATTAAAAAGTTATTTGCAACAATGGGTTGATTTAAATCAATTCGACAGAAGAATTTTTAGGGTAATGCGTAACGTATTCAAATACGGAGATGCATTTTTTGTAAGAGATCCTGAAACATTTAAACTGTTCCACATAGATCCCGCAAAAGTAGACAAGATTATTGTTAACGAAAGCGAGGGAAAACAACCAGAACAGTATGTTATCAGAGACATTAATATTAATTTCCAACATTTAAGCGTTACACAGAAAAATCCAAGTGCACCAACAGGCCAAGTTGACTATACAACTACTAGTGGTGCGTATGGAAGAGGATTTGCTGGATCAAATCCACAGCAGTATGGTTCAAGATTTGAAAAAACAATGAACCAAACAGCAATTGAAGCGGATCATGTTGTGCACCTTTCACTAAGTGAAGGACTAGACAGAAACTTTCCGTTCGGAAACAGTTTATTAGAAAGTGTTTTCAAGGTTTATAAGCAGAAAGAATTACTTGAAGATGCAATTATTATCTACCGTGTGCAAAGAGCACCGGAAAGAAGAGTATTTTACATCGACGTAGGTAACATGCCTACTCACCTTGCTATGGGATTTGTTGAAAGAATCAAAAATGAAATTCATCAACGTAGAATTCCAAGTGCAACAGGCGGTGGTACTAATGTTATTGACGCTAGTTTTAATCCACTATCAATTAATGAGGACTATTTCTTCCCAACAACAGCGGAAGGACGTGGTTCCAAGGTAGAAACACTACCTGGCGGTACTAACTTGGGTGAAATTGATGATCTAAAATATTTTACCAACAAGTTATTCCGCGGTTTACGTATTCCAAGTTCATACTTACCTACCGGCGCAGACGATTCTGCCGCACAGTATAACGATGGTAGGGTAGGCACTGCTTATATTCAGGAACTAAGATTCAACAAATACTGCACAAGACTGCAAAATCTTGTTGCATACATCTTTGATAGAGAATTCAAGATGTACATGAATGCCAAAGGCGTTAACATTGACAACAATTTGTTTGATTTAAAAATGAATCCACCACAAAACTTTGCAAGTTACAGACAAAGTGAAATGGATAATGCTCGTGTTAACACTTTTGCTTCATTACAGGAAGTTCCTTACATGAGCAAACGTTTTGCACTTAAACGTTTCTTAGGTTTAAGCCAAGAAGAACTTGCAGAAAACGAAACATTATGGCGTGAAGAAAATTCAGGTGAATCATTTAACAATATGGGTGCTGGAGCAGAAATGCGTGGTGCTGGAGTTACACCAAGTGGCATTCAATCCGACCTAGATACACTAGGAACAACAGAACCTGATGCTGAATCACCAGAACCACCAGCAGATGACACATCTGAGACACCTGGTGCAGGCGAAACAATTTAAGGTAAATAAGATTATGTTGTTAAAAGAATTTTTTTATTTTGATAAAGACGGTCAAGGCTTTGAAGATGACAAGCGTTACGATTCAGAGCGTGATATTTCTGTGATCAAACCCACTGATACTAGAAAAACAAGGCTAACACTTAAACAACTTAACGATATTCGACGCACATCAGAAGCAAGAGAAGTCGAACAAGCCAAAGAATTAGAGTTTGTACAACTAATGTACGGACAACCTGTTCAAGAAGAACAAGCACTATAATAAAACCATTTAAATACCCATATGAACACAGCATTCGTATTGGGTAATGGTACCTCTAGACAGCATTTAGATTTAGAAACACTGCGTGGCAAGGGAAACATCTACGCCTGCAATGCGGTGTACAGGAATTTTGAGCCTGATGTCCTAGTTGCCGTTGATCCTAAAATGATTCACGAAATTGTTGCGGATGGTTATCATCACAATCATGTGGTATGGACCAATTACAACAACGGATACAAAAACTATACCAACCTAAATTACTTTCAACCCAGCCTGGGTTGGAGCAGTGGGCCAACAGCACTTTACAAAGCCAGCGAAGATAATCACAAGAAAATATACATCCTTGGCTTTGATTACATGGGTTTAAATGGCGGTAAACGCTTTAATAACATATATGCGGACACGCAAAACTACAAAAAATCCGCCGAACCCGCCACATATTACG